CATAATTTAAAATTGTAAGAACTCTTAAACAATCGGCAGGTAATGTAAATTGATATGAAAAACCCCAAGAAGGAGTTGCAGTATCTCTTGCAAGTTCAACTCTTTTAGTTAAACAATTCCAAGGATGAGATCTAAATAAACTATCTCTTACTTGTGTATATCTTGCGTTGCAAAGTCTACCATTTTTAGAATCTTCTGTTAATGATAATATTGTGGATGCACCTAGTTGGTTTAATGCTCCATTACAAATATCTACTACTGATGCCATATTACTTCCTTATAATATACTTTCTTCTAATCTGTCTATCTTTTTCTAATCCCCAGATCTCATGTTCAGTTCTTTCAAGTTTTGCATCAAAACCATGATGCACTTTACTTGTATTTTTAAACCTGTCTACCAATACATATCGATAAACATAATCACCCTTTCTAAAATGTAATACTGTTTTTAAATCTTTTATTTGCTTCATAAGCATTCTAGGGGGTTTCCACTCTCGCTTTCACCCCCTAAAATTTTATACCTTACGCTTCGTATGCTTGGATTTTAACTACTTTGTCTTCTTCCATTCTAGTCGCACCGAATGCAGCAGAATAGTAAACTTGAGTAGCGTAACCTTTGTCAGCTCTTTCATCGATTCTAGCAGTTGAATCTTTACCGATTGCTAGACCAATTCCATCACTTACAAAAGCAATACAATCTCTGATTTGAGACGCAACAGCTAATCTGTTAGACACGATAAAATTAAATCCTAAGAAAGTATTAATATCACCTTGTGCTAATGCTTTAACTGTATTGAAATCACTTGAAGTCACTTCAGTAGTTCCTAACAAATCAGTGATTTGTTTTGGAGATACGATGATGTGTCTTGGTAGTGATGGATCAACATCAGCTAAGTCAATGATCTCTTTTGCTTCTCTTAATTTAGCAATAGTCATACCAGTTGTACCAGCTTCAGCTATGATTTGAGATGATGGTAAAGTAACCGCAGTACCACCAGCTACACCAGTGTCAGCTGAACCAGTTGCAGCAGTAATGATAGCGTCATCCATTGCTCTACCCATTGCATAAGCAGCAGCTAATGCGTAAGTAGAAGTAGGATCTACTAACATTCTTACTTTATCTAAATCATCGATAAGATCTGCGAACTCGTAGTCAACCAATGAAACTCTTCTTCTTGAGTGAGGAGTATCAGATTGAGGAGTGTCTGCGTGTCTAGTTGATCTTACAGATGCAGTTACAGAACCAACTTGGTCGAAGAAAGCATTCTTCCCTGTAACAGATTCTACTCTTACTTTATCTCGTAAAAGAGAACCTTTTTGTTGTGAAAGCATTTGTATGTTAGAACTATATTGTTCTACAAATGCTGTAGTTATTTGAGTTGACATAATTGTCTCTCCTTAATTGTTAAGTTATTATTAAACAAAAAACAGAGAGGTTCTCAGAAAATCTGGCATCTCTTGCATTTTAAGTCTGTTAGACTAGAGTCTATTCCTTCTTGTCAATAAGGTTCGCAGAGCTTGTCTTTCGAATTGTCTTATTTTTCTTAGGCGAACTTTCATCCGCCTTAGAAACCCATTTATAATATTCATTGCAGATTGGCAAGGGATTTGATTTTTGATTTTCAGATCCGCTTTCTACAACAATACGAAGTATCTCTAATTTAAGTTCTCTACTATCCATTCATCATTGTTCTTAAATTAAATACTTGCTGAACTACTTTGTCATGATCTGGATGACCTTTATTCCAATATGGACCATCTCTATCATTAACAATCTTAGATATTTCAGCACTATAATCTATACCTTGAGCCATACCTTCGCTTTCGGTACTAACCAATTTATCTTCAGACATAAGATTAGCAATGTTTGCAAAACCTTTTATGATTGCAGGATGATCACCTAATCTTGTGCCATCTTGTAATTGCATATCTAAAATATTTGCATCCATGTTTGCTTTAGCTACTGCTCCAGCTTTTTTAATATTAGCTTCATAGTTACCACCCCACTCTTTCCTTAGTTCTTGTTCAGCTTGAGCTTGTGCAGTTTCCATATTAACTTGATTTTGTTGTAATGAACCTTCCATAGAATTTTTATAAAAATCTAGGATACCTTGAGCTTGTTTATTATTTAATCCAAGTTGATGAGCATTCTCTGTAAAAGATTTAATTGCACTTTCATCAAATGGAACAGCATCTGATTTAACATCTAATTGATATTTATCAGCAGATTCTGGTCTACCAAGTTTATCATAAACTTCATTCCACTGATCATCAGTTGAATTATTATTTGGTACAGCAACTTTATCTTGACCAATCATTCTTGTTGCGTTGACATAAGACTTAGCCAAAGATTCAAGTTCAGTAAACTTAGCTATGTTTGGATCATTTCTAAGTTCTTCTGGTATTGCTTCTTTCCAAGACTTAGCAACAGTTGGAACTGGTTGCTCTATCTGTGTTTCTTGTTTGGGTGCTTCTGTAGGAGTTTCAGTTGTCTCTGCTACAGGCACAGTTTCCTGTGTTATCTGTTCTTGTGACATTGTTATTTACCTTTTGTGTTATCATCTTGTAGCATTGATTTAATAAATAGAAGTACGCTACGTTGACCTTCCATATATGCACTTTCGTGACTATCTCCTTTAACATTAGTAGTCGACCAAAAGTGACATCGCTTTTCTAAATCAGATAGAACTTTTTTACCTTCATCTGATTCAAAAATCATTTTATACGCTTCTCTGATTTCCTTTATTTGTTTTTCAAACTGTTTGAGATCATTCATTACTCAACATCTGCATTGGCAACTGCTCTAGCTTCTTCTGGTAGAGCTTTTGCTAATGGTGCTATCTTTCCCCCTGCTTCTGCAACTTGTTGTAACTGTTGCATTTGTTGCATCTGTTCTTGTTGTGCTTGTGCTTGTTGTCTTTCAGCATTCAATTCAGATTGCGGTTTTAAAATTTTTTGTGGAACACCTACGATGTCTGCCAAGTGTCTAACAAGTTTATCCATATTGATATGATCAAACACTGGAGCAACATTTGATAGTGATCCCATAATTTCTATAGCTCTCATAATAGATGATAGCTCTGTAGATTTTTGTGCTTTCGCTAATGGAGATACATATTCAATTTCAATATCTCTACCACTTAAAAATTCTGGAGCTGGTCTAAATAAATTCTTTCTAAGTAGTATTGCAAAAGTTCTATCGATTAATGGTTTTAATAATTCAGATTGAAGTCTACCAAGAACTGGACCAAGTAATCTCATCTTCTCTTCATTTCTTTGTATAACTTCTGTTGCTGTCATCTGTGGACCACTTTGCATCATTAATTGATTTACATAGAACGCATTTCTAATTGAGTTTCTTCTTTGCTCTTCCATGTTTAAACCTAATGGAGTATTCGCACCAATGTTTAATGGTTCAATTCTATCTCTTGTACCACTTCTATAAAAATTTAATCCACCCGGTACAGTTCTTACAGGTAAAATAAATCCATCATCTGGAACAAGTAAAGGTGGATCAACTTGTTTCTGTGCAGACTTAATTGTAGTCTTAGACATTTCATTTAGCATCTTAACATCTGGTAGAGCTGTCATTGCAGGAGATCTTCCATAGATTTCATGCGATGCTTTTAAATATCTTGGTACTACAAATGGAAATTCTCTAAATCCAGATACAGATAATTCATCTCCTGTTCCTGCTTCTAAGTAAACAGATTCAAATGGCATATTAGATTGATCTTGTTTTTTAGGATCAAAATCAGATCTTGGATATACTGCATGAAGTATTTCTACTTCTTCGTATGGATCTTTCTTTGCAGTGTTTGCAATACTAGGAGATACATTGCCAAACTTTTGTATTGCAGCTCTAGCACTTAATTTAAATTTTCTAAATACTGTATCAATTCTTCCTTTTTCATTTTCAGCAATATAAATTTCATTAATATGTCTTGTTGAAAATTTTAAAAGATCTTCATCATCTTCTTCGATAAACATTGCTGCTGTACCAAAAGTAATTAGATCATGATACAATTCAAATATTTCTTGTTGGAAGTTAGACTTATTAAATGCTGCATACATTGTTTCTGTTGCAGACTCTAACCATTCTTTAGACTCATCTTCATTTTCCATTTCATCTTCTTTGAATCGCAAAGAAAACCAAGGCGTAGAAGGGTTAGTCAACATCCCATGTAAAGATGCTGCTAACAGTTCTACTGATTGGAGAGGAGATGAATCAAAAATTAATTCTGTTCTTTTATCACCTTTAGATCTAGATTTAGTTACGTCTGCTTTTCTTGGTTGCATATAATCTGCAACTTCTTGCCAATGACTTTCCCAATTTTGTCTTTGAGATTTTAATCTATCAAATCGTTTTAATAAATTTTTTGAAAGTTCTGATTGTGCCATTATGCTCTACCTAATAAACTTGGTTTGCCTAAAGTCAATCCACCAGTTACACCAGTAACTCCTGTTAATATTGTTGGTGATCTTCCTCTTCTTTTTGTTTTTCTTTTTCTTAAAAGAATATCTTCTTCTGGCGTTGCTTCTGCTGTTGTAACTTGTGAAACTTCTGCTTCTGTTG